ATCTCCAACTGATATTTCTGCAGTGTTAGCAACACGCAATATTGCTCCAGCGTATTCATGGTAGTCTTGAAAAGCACCAGCAGCAGTTGTTTCTGGGAATCCATATCTTGGTGCACCGATGATGGTGTTGGCGAAAGTTTCCATTCTTCGCAATTTACCATCAGCATTTGTTATTCTTGGAGCATTTGTTGCAAATAAAGTTCTGTCTCCAATGATATTATCATTTAATCGTAGATAAACTGGGAAAGTGTTATCGATGTCGTCTGGTTCTATCGTAAAGGATGCTCCAGTTCCATCACCCCCAGTAATATTAATATCAGAACCAGGATCTACTGTTGATGCACGATAACCTGAACCACCGTCTGATATGGTAAATGTTAAAACACCGTTCAGATCAACCGTATTGGTGACAATAACTTTACCAAATTCTCCAATATCATTAGAGATAATTGATACAACATCTCCCTTTTGGTATTGACCACCACCAGAAGAAAGTGTTATTTTGTTGATACCTGCTTCTACGATTGGAACATGCCCTGTTCCATCAGTATCAGTTTCTAGTCTAATTGGTTCTAGATTATAAAACGAACCAACGATATTAGACAGAAGAATCTGCATAATATCTTTACCACGAATTGTTCTGCGTATTACATCTTCAACGATAGCAGTTGCGCCAGATTCAACACCAACAATTGTTTTATCAATTAGAGTATATGTGGCATCATCATATTTTGATACAAGATACCGATCTATTCTCCAGTCACCATCGGAAACTTTTAAGATTTGGTCGGCAGGTAGATTTAGTGCGATGTCCTCGCCATACACTGCACGAAATAAAAGTTTATATGCCTCAAACGTACCACGAGATTGATTAAAGTATTTTGCATACTTAACTGCCAACTTTTTGTCAGCAGACATATCCCTTGGAACAGAGGGGAGAAATGTATCTGTGAAATAATTAATGAAGGTGTCAGTGGTAGTGCTAATGTCTCGATAAGATTCTAGATTCCGAATAGCATCGGTCATCTGACCTGTAGTTTCCATCCACGCATAATATGCCTCCATAAACTGGAGGAAATTTGCGCCATCTTCCTTATAGAAATCAGGAAACTGGTTTTGTACCAGTTTTGAAATCTTATCTGTAACAGCCATTACTCTTGCTCACCAACTATGGTTATGTCTGCGTCTGCAGCATTCATTAATAATATCTGGTCTCTTACTGGTATCACATCCAAACGATCTGGTGTTGCATTAAATTTAAGTTGGTCGTCAACATATGCAGTTGGAGCGAAATCGTTTAGAACAACTTTACCAGTTGTATAATTTATAGTTCCTGCATTCGCTTTTACAACGACTTTGTTTCCAGAACTATAACGGAATATTCTAATTGTACCAGACCCATTGTCGTCAAAGAAACAGTTAAATCCACCAAAGGTAAACTGAGAGGAGGAAACTGTTGATGCTTTAATTGGATTGTTAAACAATATTGTTATACTTTGAGCAACATTTACCAAAGGTGTTAATCTTCTTTGCATTACAATAGAAGCATCAGTGTTTAGTATGTCTCCAGTAGTAACATTATCTAAAGATCTAACAAATCTTGAAAATCTAAAAGTCTTATCAAATTTTTCTAGATTGTTAGATGAGAAGTTTGTAATGGCAGTAGCAATTGCTGCTTCTACTTGAGCACGTGTTGCTGTTGTAGTCGTAGCATTATAATAACTTTTTATAGTTGGTATCAAATATGTGTAGACTGGATCAATGATAACAGTATCAATTCCCAAAGGAGTTCTATCAGAAATTGATGCCTTCAACTTTGCCTTTCTATTGACCGTAGAAAATAATGCTCCAACTGGTTTGATAGCAACATAAACTTTACCATAAACTGCAGGATCTGCTTCCTCACCACCATAAGCAAAAACTGAAGATATATCTGAATTTTCACCAACAATAATTCTTTCGTAATCGTTCTCAATGATGGCACGGTTTTGAGTTTGAAAGTTTCTTGGCGCATTGAACTTAATAGAATCAACGGTTTCTTGATTTCTACCACCAGAAGAAACACGATTAGTTGATACCGAAGCAGAAGTGTAAGATACATCTAAATTTAAATTGCTAATGCTAAACGAACTTGCTCCATTTGTATCTTCAGCATTACACACCAAATACTCAACAATAACAATATTTCCGTTTTTAACTGGTTTACCTAAAGTTCCTGGACTAAAAATAATTTCGTATTTTTGATCTGCTGCTTCTTCGAGGAAATAAACAGCGGAAGTCGCACCAATTTGATTTGTATTGGTTGCTCTTGTATATTCCGTAGTGGTTGTATCTGCTACAGATTCTTGAACTGTGACTTTAATGCTTGTTGTGTCAACATTAGCATTTGGTAGAATATATCGTTCAGGATTAATGCTACTTACAGTCCAACGGTGCGTGAGTGGTGTTCCTTCTTTAATGATAACTGACGTTGCCCAGTTTCCATTTGCTTTATATACTGTCTTTGCTTCAGGAACAACATAAGTATAGTTGACATCATCAACTGTTGTCGTGAAACTTGCGTTTCTAGGAATAGTAAACTGAGAAACGTTATTTGCAAGTCCAGTAAAAGTTAGTGCTACGTTCGCAGAAGCACCGATTGCTGAAGTTGGAGTATATCCCAATTCTTTAGCACGAGATACCACTGAGTCTCTTTGTTGTGCCGTATCCAAGAACATCTCATTGGCAAGCATATTCAGATAGAATGCATTATAATGAGTATTGTATGCAAGAACGTCTAAGAGAGTTGCCATAGTGGAACCCTCAAAGTTGTAATCTCTAAACTGATCTTGTGTACTTAGATAAGTTTTTAAGTTAGTTCTTATCTGTTCAAAATCTAATTCTGTAACGCTGAGGTATGTGTTTGCGGTAGCCATTATTATCGCACTCTTTCTAAGATAACACTTAGGTTAATTGGTTCATTTGGTTTGTTTTTTATACGAAAGATAATAGTTGCTTCTAATGCGTTTCTATTTACGTCTTCTTTAACATTAACTGATTGGAGTTCTGCTCTTGGTTCATAATTGCGTATTACATCGCCAATAGCATCTTCCATCATGTGTCTAGTGGCAGGCGTAAATAATTCAAATAACAAATATCGTATAGAACAACCAATATCTGGCTTAAATGGACGTTCATAAAAATTAGTGAGAATTAAAGATTTTACAGACTGCTTTATTGCTTCAGCATCAGTTTTTCTTTGAACTGCACCCGTGACTGGATGAGCATTAAAAGATAATGCTATATCGCTGAAGAATGCTGCCTTTGGCTCTGCCATTTTTAGTTCTCGTTTTTAATATTTTGTATTTCTGATCTACGTTCTTTACAAAGCTTTGCTATTTCGGCAAGCGCCTTTCTTGCTCTGGTTCCTGCTGATTTGTTTCCACTAGCGAACTTTTCGCTTTCAAAAACATATGTTTCAAATAAATTTACTAAAGAATCATGAATATTCATAAAAAAACTCCTTGACTTCAACTCAAAAATTAATTATAATTAAGTTGCCGCTATTGATAATAATAATCTATTTATACTAACCACCAGCAAAAACATTTGGTGAACCTTCAGCAACAGAGGTACAAGCACTTATTGCATCACCAATTCTACCACAACCCCTTGCGTTAACAAAAACAGTTCTAGAACCAACTGCTATTGGTCGAGCATGAGAAGGGCATGGTCGAGGAGGTAACAAATGAACTGTATTGTTATCACCTTGTCTACTTACAGGGATTCCATTACAATATACATTTGGACTATGCTTATCTCGATATGGTGTAGAACAATGTGGAACGTCAGCGTCACCTTTTCGTGTTACTGCTGGCATTACTTTTTCTCCCTTTTCATTAGTTCTTGCAATTTATCGTTATAAACTGCCATAATTGCATGCTCTTCTTCAGTATGCGGTGGTTCTGGCCAGTCTGGTTTGTAACTAATCACATTATCAAACTCTTGAGGTATGTCGTCATAATTATCATACTTCAAGATCTTACCATCTTTTAATACTTTATATTCACCTTTCATTAGTTCAGATCAATCCTCAACGCATCAACATCGTAGTTCTTAGAAATATTCAATACAGAGTATCCACCAACAACTTCTGTTACGTTGCTGGATATGTTTACAGTTCTAGAACCAGAAACAATAGTAGCATGTATATCACCTTGATCTTGAGCATATGACTCAACCACATTACCCTTTACAACTTCTGTTTTATTTCCGTCAACCTGTATGTCCCAGTTGCCTTTAATATAAGTGGTGCAGTTATTATCAATTGTTAGATTACAACTACCCTGTATGTTTACGTCATTATCTTTGACAACGACAACATAATTATTTGCTACGATGCGTGTAACTTTGGCACCGTCAGGTTGGACTTCATAAAACGTTCCACTCTTGTGATACTCGTGTATTCTTTCTTTGCCTTCAGTGTCGTCGAACTCTACAATATGCCCTGACTCAGTTTCACGCACATGGTTGTACGGATATGTTGCGTCGTAAGCATATGGTGCTTCGTCCCACTTATCTGCTGCTTCGTTTGCTACTGGAACTTGTTTAGTTCGAGCATCCTCTTTGGACTTTATCACCGCATGCGGTTTATCTTCATCATTTCTTGCCAAACGATTTACGTCTGGTTCATCTAAGAAATCTTTTATCGGATACTTTCCGTTTGGATCATAGAATCCAAGTTCTTTGTTTGCTTCTTCCGAAGGTATCGTAGCAATAGAACCCATGATAACTGGTTCTTGCGCACGGTCTCCGTCTAAAAAGAAACCAACAACCCAAGTTCCTTCAATTAAACCAGTAGGGGATCTACCAATGTTGTTAGTCTGCGCAGAGTTGATGCTGTTCATTGGCATAGACCAAGGCAACTTATCCGTTGGAATTTGTACCTTGTCCTCTGTATGCCAACCAAAGCATCTTACTCTAACACGACCAAGTTTGACAGGATCGTTTCTATCTTCAACGACCCCAACAAACCAAGTAAATCCATTTCTACCGATAAAATTGCGCATTACTCTTCTTCAGAATCATCCTCTGCGTTTTGCTCAACCTGAATTTCTGGTTCAACTACCTCTTGTAAGAACGCAGGTTTTACGCTAGCACGTGTTCTACGTGGTGCTGGTGCCTCAGGTGTTTGAATTTCCTGAAGCATTTTCTTTTCTCTTTTAGATCCTGGTAATGGCATGTTAACCTCCTTTAGTTTTCTCGGATACCATCTCTGGTACATTCTATGACAGTTAAATATTCTGATCCACTTTTCGCCCCATTAATTTTTTGACGAACTTTTGTTACAAGATATTTTCCACTTAGATATTTATCAACAGATTCAAAGGGTATTTTTGATCCATCTGATATGTAAAATTCTAATTCTATAATTTGCCCAACTCTTAAAGTTGCATTCCCTGGGACAGTAACTTCCATAATCAAATTAAATAAAGACCTTTCGTATCCTTTAGAAATAGCAGAAGTTTGATCTATTCGTTTTGGGAAATGGTTTTCTTTAGAAAATACTAATTCTCTATCATGACCTGTTCTGGTAGTTCCTAAAGTCAAAACTGGTTTACCTAAAGAACCACCTAAGACTTTGTTTTCTATCGATTTGAATTTACTAGAATACTCATCATAATCATAAATTTTAGTTTTAGATTTTCTTCGATGCAAATCAAGATTTATTGTTTCATTTCTAAACAATCCCATGTTAGTATTTTGTAAAATGTTAGATTGTTTTACAAGTTCATATGAAATAATTTTAAACGAATCGTCAAATTGCATATCAATACCGATATCAACGACACTTGGAACTTTAGTTGCTGTTGGAAGATGGTGATATTTAAATGCAATTGGTCTAGAAATTAATCTTGATATGTTATGAAATTTGAATCCACCCATATCTTCATAAAAAACATAATATGGTATATGGTCTTCGGAGTCTGCTTCTTTACATAAAAAATAGATTGCATCATCTACAGGCATATTTGGAATTATAAGTTCGTGAACTCCCGAAGTCTCATCAAAATCATTCAATTTTATTAATTCATATCCAAATACCCTCTTAGCTTCTCTATAAAAATCTTTAGCAGCATTATTATATACAAATTCATTAAATATTTTTTGAACCATCCTTCCTATGGTAGATGGTCCAAAGGCACGACTTATTTTAGTTGGGGTTGTTAAGTATTTTTCAGGAGTAACGCAATTCATTACATAAACTTGCCTGAATTCAGATATTCTTTTTCTATTAGAAATTTCGTATACTTGAAATATCTTTCTTTGGTATTCAGCATCAACTCCTGGACCAACAGAGTTTCTAAAAGAAATGTCTACAAGTTCCTGACCAGTTGATCCAGCAGCAAACAAATTTAAACTGTCGTCCATTACAAATTCTGCCTCAACATAATGATTGAATAGACTTTCGTATATGTTGACTTCCCTCACAACATTTTGAATATCTATAACTTGTCCGTTGTCTAAAACAAGTTTTGCTGATTCAACCTCTATGGATCCAGCATGAGTATACCCTTTAGATGCCACTTAAATCCCATCCTTCAAAATACTTTTTACTTGTTTTGTAATATTAGATAAATATCTCTCATGTAGAATTTTTATTTTGCGACGTTCTTCATTTAATTCATCTTCCCAATCATATTTTGATATTGATTGTCTAGAAGAAGGATTAACCCCAGAATATGTTGTTGAATCTACAACTACATATCTCTCAGGAATAATAGTGCCGTCATACTTTACTGTTTTTTCGTTTAAGATTTTTCGATATTCATGAACAGTTGCCTGAGCAGAAGATATACTTCCATATTTGCCTTTTATGTATTGTTCCCAGTCATAGTTAAATAAAGGCCATTCGAAAATTGGATCATCAATTTTATTAAAGAGTAAAATTAACCAATAGAATGACGAATCATCGTAAAATTTATCAGCAACTGTATCTGGTCTTTCTCCAGATTGTATTTCATAATTATAATAGACACGTGTATCTGTTAACAAATCTGGTCTAATTTTAAACCTTCGTATGATGTTTGTTAAATCAACTTTTTGTCCAACATTTGTTAAGTCATGAGGAGTAGTCGGGAAAAATTTAAAATAATTTGACATTACGCTCCTCCAGAACCACTACCGAATATCAAACTTCCAGAACCTTCTAAATCCCCTGGTCTTCCAGCATCCCTACTACTTTCTGTAGGAGGTCTTCCTCTTTCTATTTCATAATCTTCAGCATAATCACGTTTAGTAAGAATTTTAGTTTCTTGAAAATTCATGTTAATGTCAATAGAAACTGGACCACCAATATCTTCAAAGAAAATAGGAATGCCTTCTCCGTTATAATTTACCGTTAATGATGTTAAAACAGATTTCTTTATATTGAATAAATGAGAACTTCTGTTTTTAGAAAATGTTATTTCAAACTCATCAGGATATTGGAATGCTAAATTGCCAACAAAATAATCTGGGTGCATATGATATTGTAATGCCTGTATTATTTGTTTCAATTTATCTGACTCTGTTTTATTTCTAGCTACAAATTTATATTGAAATCCAAACTGGCGCAACCCAACACCTTTAAATAAAACTGCTAAATGTGGATTGACTGCTATTTTTTCACCTAAGAGTAACCCTTCAGAAATTGCATTTCCAGTTACAATACCAGCAATAGCACCACCAAGAGCATTTCCAGATAATTTAGAACCCAGATATGTCGCACCAATAACAGTTCCTAGTGTAGCTAGTTGACCCTGCGCTAATTCTGCCCTATCTGCGTCATCTGTTTGCGCATCACCAAAAATATTTACAATGTCATCAATTTTTTGTTGAACAGAATTTACTACGTCTGTTCCTGCTCCTTGAAGGTTAGATCTACCTGCTGCTGTTGCTCCTAAAAAACCCAATCCAGATTGCTCATAATTCATACTAGATGTGGTTTGGAGTTGTGATGGTATGGGAAAAACAAATGTTCTTGACGCTGTATCTTTTTCTTGTTGCGTTTGACTTTCCCTAGTAGTCTCTTTCACTCTCATCATTAAATAATTTTGTTCTTCTACTTCTTGAGGGAAAGTAAAATAATATGTATTATTTTTTTGCCTTCCTGCTATTTTTGCTGCAACACTCATAGGTATTCCCAATAAATAGGTTAGTTTGATCTATTTATAACGGTGAAATGAAGTTTCATAAAGGAAAATACAAACCAAAGTTTCCGGAAAAATACAAAGGCGATCCAACCAATATAATATATCGCAGTTCTTGGGAACTAAATTGTATGGCATACTTTGATAAGAACCCAGATATAGTTTGGTGGGGTAGTGAAGAGTTTGCTATACCATATCGTTCACCAATAGATGGTAAACTCCATAGATACTTTCCAGACTTTATAGTCAAGACGAAGAACAACGAGATAGTAGTATTTGAAGTAAAACCTGCCTCACAGTCACGACCACCTGAAAAAAAGTCACGTGTCACTAAGAAATACCTGAACGAAGTTCGAACATGGGGTATTAATCAGGCGAAATGGAAATCCGCAGTAGAGTTTTGCGCAGATAGAAATTGGAGATTTCAAGTATTAACCGAAGAACAATTATTTGGCAAGAAGGCTAAATAGTGCTATGGCGACTTTATTCGATGACATATTAGCAAAGGGTGTACGTGCAGGGCAGGTTCCAGCACGCACACGTGAAGCACGTGATTGGTTTAGAAGTGTAGCAAAAAGAACTTCGGCAGATCCTGAAACTTTATTAAGGGATGCAGATCGTAAAACTTCTACACCGTTGGTTGGTAGAATGTATAATTTCTTTTATGATCCAAAGGGAAAGCAAACACTGCCTTACTATGACAGGTTTCCTTTGATCTTTATGGTTGGTCCAGCGGCAGGTGGATTTTATGGATTAAATCTACACTATCTACCCCCAGTATTACGTGCCAAATTAATGGATTCATTATATACAATTACAACTAATAAAAAATATGACGATACAACTAGACTTAGATTATCATATGATGTTTTAAATGGTGCGTCGAAATACAAATTATTCAAACCAACATTTAAACATTATCTTGCTAGTCATGTTCGTTCTAGATTTATAAACATTGCTGCTGCTGAATGGGATATCGCACTATTGCTACCGACTCAGCGTTTTGAAAAAGCAAGCACACAAAAAGTTTACTCAGATTCGAGAAGGGCGATCTAATGGCATTTAATGTAAATCAAATGATTAAAAGGGGATTGGAAAGCGGTGTTGCTAAAACTTCCCATTTTGAAGTTCAAATTGTTCCACCAAGGGCACTTGGCGTAGACAGCAATAGGGATGAATTGTTGCTATATAGAGCAGACTCAGTTGAAATTCCTGGCAGAACTGCATTGACTATTGACCAAAGGTTTACAGTAAATGGACCAATTAATAAAGTTCCTTATGCGCAAGTATATCCAGATGTAACCGTAACATTTCTTTTGAGTGAAGATTTTAGAGAAAAAGAATATATTGATAACTGGATGTCTAAGATGATGGATACCAGACCAGGGATTGATTCATTTGGATCTGAGACAGGTGCATTTAATGTAAAATACTTTGATGATTATAAGTCTACAATTAATATTAAACAATTTGATATGAATGGAACTTTAAGAACAACAACAAAATTAATTGACGCATATCCAATAATTTTAAATGGAGTACAAATGGCATGGGGAGATGATTCTCTTGCTAAAATTTCTTGCCAGTTCACATTGAGATACTATACAGTAGAAAAACATGCTAAAGTGACTGAAAAAAATGAATCTGAAGAAGTTGTTAAAAAATCTGATACAAATCTAAGTGCTACTGTTGATCAAAATAAACCAATATTAGTTGGATTTGATCAAAGGGAAGCGACGATTAGTCCATCAAATAGAGTTTTCACAGGATTAGCATCTGGGCAATAATATAATATTTTAATAATGGAGATTGAGAATGTTACCTACATTATCTGTACCGCAATTTGTAACTAAACTTCCTTCTACTGGAGAAGAAATAAAGTTTAGACCTTTTTTAGTAAAAGAAGAAAAGATACTTTTATTTGCATTGGAAGACGGTGAAAAGGAAACTATTATACGAGCAGTAATAGATCTTTTAAAGAACTGCATTTTAAATGAAATTAATATTGAAGAATTGCCCACATTTGATATTGAATATTTGTTTATGAAAGTTAGAGCAAAATCAGTGGGTGAAGAAATAGAAATGGTTCTATCTCATGGGCAAAGTAGTGAATGTGATGCAAAAACAAAATATGTATTTAACATTGATGAAATTGACGTTGAAGGTAGTGTGCGTGAAGGGAAAATAGAATTACAAGATAATATTGGAATAAAATTGAAATATCCTTCTTATCAAAAAGATAAAAATTCGAATAAGGATGCTGATAGTTTATTCCAAATGATAAAAGAAAATATTGAATATGTGTATGACAGTGAAAACATATATGATGATTTTACAGAAGAAGAAATTACTAGTTGGATAGAAAACTTAAACAACGATCAATTTGATAAGATACTAGATTTTTTTGTGAATGGTCCTTCTTTGAGACATATGATAGAGTGGGATTGTCCAAGTTGTAATAAAAAAGATTTTGCTGTTGTGGAGGGACTAAAGGATTTTTTTATGTTGGCCTGATGCATGAAAGTTTAGCAAATATGTATCAGATGAATTTTGCGTTAATGCACCACCATAAGTATTCTTTAGCTGAACTTGAGAATATGTTACCGTTTGAAAGAGATTTTTATGTTGCACTGCTACAACATTATTTAAAAGAATTAGAAGAACTTAACAGACAAAAAAACCGATAAGAGTCGACTATGGCATTACCACCAATCAATCCAGAAACTAAAGAATTTCAAAAAGAATCTTTAGAAAATCAATCTCAAATATCTAAAAAGATAGACTCTGGGATCAGCATGTTAAATCATGAATTGAAAACTCAGACAAAAGTTTTAGGTAAAATAGAAAATTGGTTAGATCAAACTTATGAACTTCATTTAGAAAATTATCAATCATTAGATGAAGAACGCAGAGAAGCAAGGAGAAGGAAATCAGGAGCAGGAACAGCAACGGTAGGTTCATCTTCTTTAGGTGTTGGCGGAATTCCTGGCATCGGTAAAATGTTAGAAAATATTGGAGATATAGGAAAGTATTTGTTATATGGTTATGGGGCTAAAAAAGCTGTTGATGTTGCAAAAACTATTACTAAAACAAATGAGAATAAGGTAAAGTTAGAAGAAAAGAAAGCAAAGTTAGAAGAAGAAAAAGTAAAGGCAGAAGAAAAAAAAGTAAAAGCAGAAGAAAAAAAGACGAAGATACAATTAAACGAAAAAACATCGGCAAGACCAAAACCTGGTGACATTATAGAAAAAAATGGAAAGAAATTTATTGCTGGAGTAGATGGTAAGGCAACTGCTATTGAAGCAACTAAAGCGACTCAAAAAGATATTGACAAAATTATAAAGGCATCAGAAAATATTGACAAAAAAAATATAGAAAAGCAAGCTGAGGCTGTTGAAAAAGTTACCAAAAAAAGTAAATTTGGCGGAAAACTTTTTGATAATATCTCAACAGTTGCAACTAAAGTTTTCAATGCTTCAGTTGTTGCTGAAGCAGTGTTGGTAAACGTAAAAGACGCATATGATATTGCAGTAGATTATTTGGATGAAGACATAAGAACAGAACTACAAAAAAGAGACAAATATGCTGTAGCTTTGGGTTCTGTTGGTGGGGTTCTAGGTGCGATAGGTGGACCAGCAGGTATAGTATTTGGAATGTCAGTTGGTAATTATCTTGGTGAGGTTATTGGAGAAAAACTTGATGATGATTTTACAGATAATTTTATCAAAGCATCTTCTGATCTAGACGTTCAATATGATAGTGTGAAAAAGAAACTATATGATTTGCAACTCGCTAGAAATGAAGGAATGATTAAAGAAGAAGAATTTTTAAAAGAAAAACTTAAACTTGAGCAAGATACAAAATTTTATGAGTCAATGGACGCTCAACGTAACATCATAAAAGATCTATATGATGCTAGGGATAAAGCAGGGCAAGAATACAATGAATTGGCTAAATCAATTCGTGCTGATGAACTGGCCTTCAAACCGATATCTAAAGAAAGAAGACAAGCTCTAATAGATGCAGAAAAGGCATTTTGGGAAAGAGATAAAGAGTTTGACATCGCAGCTAAAGAATTTTCTAAAGAAGTAGATCCATATGTTGCTCTTCAGTCTGCAAGACTAAAAGGTATATATGAAAAAAATTGGACGGGTAAGAGCATAATTGATCTAACCAGAGCTTCTGAATTAACAGTAGGAGAACTGAGAGCAATAATAGGTGATGAAGATTTAAGTGTAGACGATACTCGGAGTATTAGAAGGATTCTTGCAAACAAAATAGGTACTGAATCTGGCGTAGAAAATGCTGCAGATATTTTTCAAAAAACTTTTAACAGAGCACTTAGAACTCAAGATGGTAAAACTCTAAATGAGATTATTTCAAATGTAGAAGCAATAGGTGGAAAAGAAGCAGTTGATGCTCTTCTCGAAGGAACTCTTACAAATAAAATGTTAGGAATAGGAGAAGCTCCAGCGCCAACTAAACCAGATACAGCAAGAAAACGATATAATGATGCGAATTTAAAACCAATGAGTTATAGGAGAGCATCATCTATCAGCCCTGTTATTGATGCATCAAGAACTCGTGCTAACAAAATTTATTCTATGAAAGCAATCCCAACATCATTTGCAGGAATCAATTACAAATCATATGCTATGAATCTTGGAGAAAGAGAAAGTTCAAGTAATTACGGTGTTATCGGTGGAAGTGGTAATGCGTACTTGGGAAAATATCAAATGGGTTCTATGGCATTAGAAGACATCGGTCTTTTAAAACCAGGGACAGGCAGGAATCCGTATGCTTGGAAAAATCCAAACAACTGGGTCGGTAATTTAGATTCAGAAAAGTTTTTAAATACTCCAGATATTCAAGAAGCAGCAATGCTAGAATATACCAAAAAGAATTATGGTTATTTAAAAAGTTATAAATTCATTAATGATTCCTCAACTCCATCCGAAGTTGCTGGATATTTGGCGGCCACCCATTTGATAGGAATAGGCAATTTAATAGAACAAGGACTTTCTGGGACTGACGCAAATTCAATCAAAGCAGCAGAGTATTATGGTATTGGATCGAGAAGTCAATCTAGATCTTCTATATTCCCCTCATCAAGAAGTCCTTCTGGTGGTAATAATGGATTTAATTTAAATTTAAATTCTAAAAGAAATTCTGCTATGGGTTCTGGTGTATCAGGTATTGTTGTAAATAATAATAACATTGATAACTCTTCTAGATCTTCTACGACCAATAACACTTCACTTCAAGCGGTTCCAAATAGAAATAAAACAATTGGGGTATCTCCTGATTACAGATTAGATCCTGTTTATGGTGGAGGTCATTAATGATATCACTAACTGATAACGCAAAGGCAAAACTCGAAACTCTAATGAGCGAGCAGACTGCCACCACAATGAAGATACGACTCTTTGTTACAGGTGGTGGTTGCTCTGGTTTCAACTATGGGTTTACGTTTGAAGAGCAGAAGGAAGACGGTGACTTTGAATATGGTAATCTATTGGTAGACTCTATGAGTATGCAGTATCTTGACGGATGTGAGGTAGACTATCAGGACGATGGATTAACTTCTCAGTTCGTAATTAAAAACCCCAATGCAACAGCAACCTGCGGTTGCGGTAAAAGTTTCGCTGCATAAAAATATGTTTACATTTAAAGAATATATCGTAGAAGCATCTAAAATTAATTTAAGTCGTGCAAAACTAATGCGTGATTTAGATTCCCTATCAAATAAAATCATAGATAATGAAATTTCTATTA